GAAGACTCTAAATCACAAGTTTTAAGGGTTCGTATAGCTGAGAAACTATTAGAATATGGTTACTCTAAGCAACCTGTTTCATTACATACATCTGGTATGGCAAACGTGCCTGTACTTACAATAGTCCAGAAAAATGAATCAATGAAACAAGCTGATAAAGTTATAGAACAAATTCCTAATGATGATGAAATCAATGACCAAGAAAAAATCGAAACTAACTGAAAAAGTTTATAAAGTGTATGTTACACACTATACTGACGGTTTTTTCTATATTGGTTTTACCAGTAAATCTGGAAAATCATTAGAATCTTATTTTGGTAGTAATACTATCAAAGATAAGCTGGTAGATCATAAAGAAATAGTTTTTACTTCTAAAAGTAAAGCTAGTGCTAAACTCTTTGAGTTGTTGCTCCAATTATCCATGTTGGATTCCCCGAAGTGTGTAAATGACATGTTAAATGTTCGGGTTAGAGCCAGCCATATGAGAGATCTGCCTAAATTTAATGTAATATTTAAAGAAAGTAAATACAACTTAAAATTAATATGAATAAATCAAAATTAAGAGAACAGTTAAAAATTGATGAAGGTGTTAAATACGAAATATACAATGATCATTTGGGTTATGCTACTTTTGGAATTGGACATTTAATTACACCTAAAGATGAAGAATATGGTAAAAAATTAGGAACCCCAGTATCTGAAACTAGAGTTAATGAAGTTTTTGACAATGATGTTGATAAATATATTAATGAATCTAAAAGAGTATTTAGTAATTTAGAAGAATTACCAGATGAAGCACAACAGATAATTGTTAATATGTGTTTTAATTTAGGTGCTCCAAGATTAGGTAAATTTAAAAAGTTTATATCAGCAATTAACAATGAAGATTGGGAAACCGCTTCTTTAGAAATGTTAGATAGTCAATGGGCTAGACAAGTTGGTGATAGAGCAAAAAGATTAAGTGATAGAGTTAAAAATATTAATTGAAATACAAAAAATTGGAGACATATTAACAAGTTCACCGATATTTACATGAAATATTCAAAATAAATATAATAATAAAATTAGGCGGTTAATTAATGAGTAATCAATATGAAATCAGCCTCTTTCCATTCCAACAGGAAGTTTTCAATCATGAATCAAGATTTAAAATAGTTGCTGCAGGTCGTAGAACAGGTAAATCTTATTTAGCTTCTGTTATGGCCTATAATCATTGTTTAGAACATAGAAATCAAAGAGCAATATTAATAGGCCCTACAGTATCCATGATTAGAGAATCTATGTGGACAACACTTAAAAATATTGTCCATCCTTCTCATTTAGAAGGTTTACCTAGAGAAATGGATTTAGAATTAAGATTTATAAACGGATCTAGATTATCTTTAAAAGGATTTGATAGACCAGATGCCCTTAGGGGTATTTCACCATCTCCTACATTTATTGTATTAGATGAATTTGCTTTTATTAAACAAAATGCCTTTACTGAGGTAGTATTACCTATGGCAACCGATCCTAACAGGAAAGCTAGGGTGCTTATAATTAGTACACCAAAAGGTATTTCTAATGATTTTTATCAATTGTTTAATAAAGGTCAAGAAGACAATCCTCTATGGAAGAGTTGGCAATTCACTGCTGAGAAAGTAAGACCAGATATGAAGGAAGAGATAGCCTTAGCTAGATCTACACTCGATTTAAAGACTTATGAGCAAGAGTATTGTGCAACTTTTAACAACACTGGTGATAGTGTGTTTTATAATTTTAATAGAGAAGTAAATGTATCAGATAATCTTTTACCATTAGGTGAAGATGAACCTGTACATATTGCAATTGACTTTAACGTCAAGATAATGGCAAGTAGTGTATTCGCTAAACGTGGAGATCAACTACATTGTCTAAATGAATTTTATGGTTCTGCTGATACCCATCAACTTATTCGTAAGATAAAATCAGTGTACAAAAAGCAAGATATTACTGTATATCCAGACGCTTCTGGTAATGCAAGGAAGACATCTGCATCAACAGGTGTTACTGACTTCTCATTACTAAGAAATGCTGGGTTTAAAGTATGTGCTCGTAACAAACAACCACCTATTATAGATAGTGTTAACTGTGTTAATCATCTATTAAAAGACGCTAATGGTGTAACTAGGTTGTACTTTACTAAAGATGTTACAAGAACAATAGCTTCTATGGAGACTACTTCATGGAAGGTAGGTTCTAGTACTGGTATGGATAATGCTGTCATAGATAAATCTAAGGGAGCAGAACACTTCTCAGATGGCATCCGATATATATGTGAGTACATTTACCCTATAAATAAGAAGCCCCCATCTGTTATTCGTGATAAGAGTTGGAGTTTTTAATAGGGGCGGTATATGTTACAAATCATACAGCAGGGGTATTGTTTTATCAGTTTAATCAATGTATCAAACAGCGTACGTGATTACCAAAAGACTAATAAAATCAATACATTTGTGTCCTAGGATTATGTCCTGGGGTAACCAAATAACCCTGTCACAGCCAAAAGTTTTTTAGAATTATTCTAAACTAACACCGCCTAAAGCCTTAAGCCAACAGAGTTATACGTAACCTTATGGCGTTATGCAGCTTGGTCACCCTGGCCTATGGCTTTAGGGGGCGGGGGTAGTAGTATTATTACACCCTGGAGTAGAATATTTTAGCTTAGGGCTGTAGGCTTTGGGGGTAGCACCCCCTTCCCCGAGATCTCCGCTTGTCCAAACACACATTTGGGCAAACAAAACTTTTTTCGATATGGGAATACGCCAATCAAAACTTATTTTAACCTGAAGCCAACCGTGTTGCTTCTACTAACGTTTTAGGAAACACAAAATGTCAATTAAATACACAAATAGTTCACTTGTTAAATCAGGTAGAACAACAAAAGGGCCTGGATACCCAAATGATGAGTATCTGTCTCAAGTAAACGAATGGAAACGTAACAGAGCCGTTATCCAAG